ATTTAGATGAAGACATCAGGATGTATTATGGTGTAAGAGAAGGAGAAGAAGCAGCAATAGCAAAAGTAAGATTATCTGGTGCGTGTGAAACATGCGTAATGAGTGCACAGACTCTTAAGATGGGAATCGAAAGACATCTTACTAGTAAGTTTCCAGAGATAGTTGGTGTAATTCAGGTTTTATAATGGATTTTGACAGTGAAATTAGTTTAGATCATTTACTATTCACTGAAAGAAAATGTCGTGTATGTGGAGAAACAAAAGATCTTGTACAAGAATTTTACTTAACTAGAAAGAATAGAACTACCTTATCATCATACTCTTATGAATGTAAGGACTGTACAAAAGAAAGAGTAAAAAGAACTAAGAAGAAGAAAGTAAATAATAAATGGGAATATCCAGATTGGTAGTTCATGTACTGTTTCCCCGTTGGAAATATCCTTTTCAATAAATAATTTCAGTATAAAATTCTGGATTCGGAGAATATAAGATGCCACTAAATTTAGCATCTCCAGGCATATTGGTAAGAGAGGTTGATCTTACCAATGGTCGAATTGATCCAACAACGGATAAGATTGGAGCAATTGTAGCACCCTTCCCAAGAGGTCCTGTTAATTTACCTACATTGGTAAGTACAGAACAGCAACTCGTAGATATCTTTGGGGAACCAGCTACTATCGATAAGCACTACGAACATTGGTTGACTGCCTCATCATACTTAGCGTATGGTGGTGGTCTGCGAGTGGTAAGAGCATCGGGAGATAATTTAACCAACGCACTAGCAGGTGCAGCAAGTAGTATTACTATTAATAGTACTGAAGATTACATCACAAAGAACTATGATGAGAACACGATTTCAAATGTTACAGTAGTAGCAAGAAATCCAGGTTCTTGGGCGAACGGTATTCAAGTAGCAATCATTGATTCATTTGCTGATCAGACATTAGACGGAATGAACTTCGGCACAACAAACGTTGCAGTCGGATACGGTGTTACACAAGGTCTTGATGGTAAAGTACTAATTGGTTCAGGAACAACTTCATCCTTAAATGGATATCAACTTAAAGGTATAATTACTGAAGTTGGTGCAGGAAATAGTTCTGTTAAGGTTAAGGTCAATTCTTATATTGATCCTAACGGAGACGAAGTTGAGGTTGATTACACAGCAGGTGGTACATGGGAGTTTTCCAATAGCGGATCTGTTGCTATCCATACAAATGGACAATCATCATCTCATGGATCTATAAGTTACGACACTGCAGTAGACTGGTTCGACACTCAAACAGTTAACATCAGTTCATCAGGTATCTCAACAATAACATTCAAGTGGAATGCTTTAGCAGGAAGACCAGGAACTTCTTCATACGCGGAATCCAGAAAATCTAAAAATGACGAAGTTCATGTTATTGTTTTTGATGGAAATGGTTCTGTAACAGGAACTGTTGGTACTGTTCTTGAGAAACACTTAAGTCTTTCTAAGGCAGAAGACGCATTGTTCTCTGCAGGAAGTCCTTCATACTGGAGAAAATATCTTTATAACAATTCAGAGTTTATATTTGGTGGTAGTGCACCTGCAGGTATAACAACTACTGGATTTAGTTCTGGATTTACTTTACAGGGAGATGATGCTTGGGATCAACCTGCAGAAGATATAATCTTCTCAGCATCTGGAAACCAAACACTTACCCTTACAAAAGGTGCCAATTATGATTACTCATCAGGTATTGGAACCGACGGTGCTTTAGATTCAACTAAGGCAGACATCAATGGGGGTTACGATATTCTTGGTAATACCGAAGAATATGACGTTGATTTCCTAATTCAAGGATCTGCAAGTTACGGAAAAGAGGAAGCACAAGCATTAGCATCTAAACTTATCTCGGTTGCTGAGTTAAGGAAAGATTCAATTGCTTTCATATCACCATATAGAGGTGCATTTTTATCAGAATCAGCTGATAATACAACTAATACTATAAATTCTGCAGATACAATTACAGACAATGTAGTATCGTTCTTTGCACCATTACCTTCATCAAGTTACGCTGTATTTGACAGTGGATACAAATACATGTATGATAGGTTTGCAAATACATTTAGGTATGTACCTCTAAACGGAGACATTGCAGGTATCTGTGCTAGAAATGACATTAACAATTTCCCTTGGTTCTCACCTGCGGGAACAGCAAGAGGATCTATCCTCAATGCAGTTAAACTAGCATATAATCCTACAAAAGCACAAAGAGACGTTCTGTATACTAACAGAATTAACCCAGTAATCTTCTCACCAGGAGATGGAATTATCCTATTCGGTGACAAGACAGGTCTTGCTAGAGCATCAGCATTCGACAGAATTAACGTTCGTCGTCTATTCCTCTTCTTAGAAGATGCAATTTCAGCTGCTGCCAAAGATCAATTATTTGAGTTTAATGATGAAATTACAAGAACTAACTTTGTAAATATAGTTGAACCATTCTTACGCGATGTTCAAGCAAAGCGTGGAATTACAGACTATGTTGTTGTTTGCGATCAAACAAACAACACTGCAGCAGTTATTGATTCAAACGAATTCGTCGCTGACATCTTTATCAAACCCGCAAGATCAATTAACTTCATTGGTCTAACATTTGTTGCAACTAGAACAGGTGTTTCATTTGAAGAAGTAATCGGTAACGTTTAATTAGAGGTTTAAAAAATGCCCACTAGACAACAAATTAATCCACCCCCACTAAGAAAGATTACTGATTTTAAAAGTAAGTTAATCGGTGGTGGTGCAAGAAGTAATCTATTTGAAGTTGTTCTCAACTTCCCTAGTATTGCTCCTGCAAGTTCAGAAGTTCTTGATAAAGCAAGATTCTTAGTTAAAGCAGCAAATTTACCTGCTTCAAACATATCTGACATAACAGTTCCTTTCAGAGGTAGGATTCTCCACGTAGCGGGAGATAGAACTTTTGATAGTTGGACAATTACAGTTATTAACGATACAGATTTTGCTATCCGTTCTGCCATGGAAAATTGGATGAACGCGATAAACAGAGTCTCTGATAATACAGGTTCAACAGATCCTGCATCTTATCAAGCAGACGCAACTGTTTTCCAACTAGATCGTTCTGGAGAAACACTCAGATCTTATCGTTTTTACGATATTTTTCCAACTCAAGTTGCTCCTATCAACCTATCGTATGATACGGAAGGTATTCAAGAGTTTACTGCAGAGTTCCAAGTTCACTGGTGGGAAGCTGCCAAGGGTGTTGGTTCCGCAGCAGGTGGTGAAAATATCAACTAAATAAACATAGGAATATTTTAAGAGAATCTAATAATGGCGAAATTCTTTGGTTTTTCGATTGAAGATAATGAAAAGAAACCGAAAGGTATAGTATCCCCCGTTCCTCAGAATAATGAGGACGGGGCTGATTTCTATCTACAATCAGGATTTTATGGACAGTATGTGGACATCGAAGGTGTCTACAAAACTGAGTACGATTTAATCAGACGATATCGAGAGATGTCGTTACATCCAGAAGCTGATAAAGCAATCGAAGATATTGTTAATGAAGCCATTGTTAGCGATCTCTATGATTCTCCTATAGAAGTTGAATTATCAAATTTAAATGCTAGTGATAAACTGAAAAAAGCAATAAGAGAAGAATTTAAAACAATAAAAGAAGTTCTTGATTTTGATAAAAAAGCACACGAAATATTTAAAAATTGGTATGTTGATGGTAGATTATTTTATCTAAAAGTAATTGATATTGATCATCCAGAAAAAGGTATTCAAGATTTAAGATATATTGATCCGTTAAAGATAAAGCATATTAGAAAAGAAAAGAAAAAACCAAACGATCCAGGTAATTTTAGAGGAACTATACCACCAGGTGATAGAGCACCTATAGATTATCCAGAAATAGAAGAACATTTTATATACACTCCAAATTCAGGTGCTAATCGTGGACCTGGAAACTATGGTGCTTCAAAAGCATCTATTAAAATTGCAAAAGATTCAATCGCATTTTGTACATCTGGTTTAGTTGATAGAAATAGAAATACTGTTTTATCCTACTTACATAAAGGAATTAAAGCACTTAATCAGTTAAGAATGATTGAGGATAGTCTTGTAATTTACAGAATATCAAGAGCACCAGAAAGAAGAATATTTTATATTGATGTTGGTAATTTACCAAA